AAGGCATGGGCGCAGGCGACGTATATATTCGTAAGTATGTAAATGGTAAGTTATCCCCATAGGATTTGTGGCATATCAATGCTGCAGGTCAAGTAAGTTTTATCGGCAATAAATTCAATGACTATCCACGAAAGGAGGATGACTAATGATTTATGTAGGTCATGCCAACATGGCGGAATTAGATGGTGAGACCTGTTACTTTGCGGTAGTAGCAGATGGTTACACCGAAGCTGTTGCGAAGGTTTTGAAAGAAAGCGGCCCTGTGTGGGAGATGACGCTGAGAGAAGTCGGCGATGGTAATGTAATCTGGCTTGGTGAGAAGTCCAATTGCGACATGATTGAACACGAAAATAACTTTTAAAAGTGACAGACATTCTGTCACTTTTTTGTTACTATTTTGATTTTTCTATAAATTCATGATATAATATTTATAGAAAATGAGAAAGGAGCCAAATGAATATGTTTACTGCACATGACTACGAAGTGGCGAAGATGATTGTTGTTGGTATTCACCTTCCTCCGCAGCTTGGTGTAAACTCGTCTGACGATACATTTGACTCCGATTGGGTTGATTATGAAGTCAGCAAGAACTATTCTGGCGACTTTCATATCGACAATGGCGTATCCAAGATGGTTATTATCCCAGAGAATGAAGACTTCGTTATTAAAATCCCGTTCAATGGAATGTATGAGTATGAATGGGATGATGATGAAGAAGACTACGATTGGGAGAATCCCAGCTTTGATTACTTTACAGGCGCGCATGCGCCCGACCAGACCGATTATTGCTGGGATGAGATGCTCGCGATTGAGAAGGCTAATAAGGCTGGTTTTGGCTGGCTGTTTCCTCACACAGAGTTTCTCATGTGCCAGGATGGTATCCGCTTCTACATTCAGGAGAAAGTTCGGACTTCGCGCGCATTTCATCCCGTTGGTCTTTCGCAGAACTCGCGCGATACAGCTGAGAACATGACTTACCGCTATCAAAGCGGGAATGCTGAGTGGCGCGCAACTATCGTGGAAGTGTATGGCGAAGACTTTTGGATAAATTTCGTCAACTGGGATGATGAAAACCGCGTAGGTATTTTGACAGATATGCATAGCATGAACTATGGTTATGATATGTCTGGCTGTCCTGTAATCTTGGATGCGAGTGGATTTAGAAATTAATGAAAGGAGAATTGAAATGGGTCTTGATAATGGAATTACAATGAGAAGTAAGATTCCTATTGAAGTACCATGCGAGTTGGTACGGGTAAGTAAATCTATTTGTAGCTCGTATGATAAAAACTATACTTTCGAATATGAGTTATGCTACTGGCGCAAATGCTGGAATATCCGGCATGGGATTGGTATGGCACTGGGCGCAAATTTGGGTGAGGATGTGAGTAAAGATAGGCTGGATATTGGTGATGTAAAAAATATCTGGCATGTTCTCAATCATCTCAATAATAAGCGTACTTGGGATAGCGGCGATAGTATCTGGACTTATAAAGAGATGCGTGATAATCTTGATTGCAGCTTGCTTACTCTCGAATGGGTTATTTATCTTATGCGTAATTATCCATCGTTATTCGAAGACGGTTGTATCTGTGTTGAATTCTATGACAGTTATTAAATCAGAAAATTTTAAAGTGAATACTTGATAAATCTGAAAATTTATAGTATAATATATATAGAAAGTGAGGGAAGGGAAACCTCCCAGCTTCAAATAAAATTAATAGGGTGGCGACCGACGCCGTTAGCACCAAGAGTGCAGAAAGGAAAATATCATGACTAACCGCGAGTTCTACACCTCTGTTTTCAATGGAGAAATCACCGAAGAGACCGTTGCTAAAGCCGGCGAGCTGCTTGCTAAGCTGGACGCGCAGAACGAGAAGCGCCGCAACGCCGAGCGCAAGCCCACCCCCAAGCAGATTGCTGCTGCCGAGTACGATGCGAAGCTGATGGAAGCCATCGGCGATGTGCTCACCGACGAGTTCCAGGGTCGCGCCGTATTCGCTGAAGCGCTGGATGTTTCCCCCTCCAAGGCTTCTGTCCTGCTCAACAAGATGGTTGCCGCCGGCACCGTCGTCAAGGGCGAGTACAAGGGCGAGAAGGGCAAGCTTGTTGGTTACAAGCGCGCCTAAGTAATCCAGAAAATACGGAGAGCAATCTTCGTATTTTTCTTTATAAAGGAGAATTAAAATGTTTATTGACAAACCATTAGAGCAGGATGGTATAGTTGTCCATTCTTTTGAAGATGCTGTGGCTATACAAAAGATTCTTATAAAGAATGGCAATGCTGTTATGATAACCCAGGAAGAGAACTTATGGATTGTAAATTGGGTTTGGTGCGATAGCGGCTATGCTAACCGCAATGATGTCATCTTTATCAATCGCGCAGGTTATGAGTGCGATCTGTGGGAATGGCAGAGAAAACATCCAGAAATTAAATATGAGGAAAGTGAAAGTAATGAATGAATTCTACGAAGTTATTTTCTACGACGGTGATACCTTCTTTTTTCGTAATAAAGATAACGCATTCGCTGTTCTGCGTCAAGCGTTTCTTCACAATCTGAACGGCAAAGAATCAACTGATTATATTAAAGATGCCCTTACACAACTCGACGAATTTTATGAAATCGATGGGTTGGGTAAAGTTCGTGTTACGGGATTTGAGGACTAACAATATAATTATATATGAGGAAAAGGAGTAACAGATATTCTGTTACTCCTTTCTATCAAATTTGATTTTTTTGAAAAATTGTGATATAATATAAGTATAAGATGGGTAAGGAGCGTAGTTATGAATCTCTTTAAGGATGTTCCAATTTATTATGAAGCGCCAATGCAGGTAATTTATTTGCGTCCTTCGCCGCGGATTCCAAAGTACCATAAAGGGATTGCGTTTCATGAACATATTATTGACGCAGCTCTTGGCGTAGTATTTTCTACAAAATCTGTGATGCAATACGCACGGAAGCATGGTATCGACGCAGACTACGCCATTGTGGAAAGTTTTGACTGGTTGCCCATTGAGATTAAATAATGGGGTGTGGAGTAATAGTAGCCCGCCTGACTCTAAATCAGGAAGCCTCAGAGCGTAACTGAGCACCCCTGCCATAATAAACAAACAGGAAGGTGTATGATGAAGAAACCGAGAATCAAAGAAAAATATACATATGTCACATCAAATAATTTGGTTTCAGCTGGCGCGCGATTCGCCGGAAATTGGGTTTGGGGTCATGCTAAATGCCATCCTGATGATGAATATAATGAAGAGTTCGGTATGGCTTTAGCGGCCGCGCGCTGTAATGCCAAGATAGCTAACCTACGATGGAAGCGCGCGACTGAAAGATATAGGAAGGCGCGCATAGCTTTGGCGCAAGCTGAGAAGGAGTTTAATGAGGCTTGCGATTACTTTACAAGGGCTTATGACCTGCGTAAGGAAGCGCGTTATCGGGTGTATGCCCTGGATATCGAGCGGCCGCCATATGCGGACTAACGAAGATGGAGAGAAGTGTTAATGCTTCTCTCCTTTTAAATTTTCTGAAAATTTCTCAGTTAAATTTTCTCCAAAATTGTGAAATCATAGGGTAGGAAAATCTACATTAAAGTAAAAGATGTAGAAAATGTTCATATATTATTAATTTACCCACCATCTTTCCCCTTTCACCAGAAAAGCGGAGCGTGTCTAGTTCAAGTATGCGCAGCGCGCATAACGCAGAACGGAATACGCGGAGCGCACGACGGGAAACCACAGCGGAGCAGCATAAACAGAACAGCGTATACAAATAAACCGCACCCCGCGCGCGCCCTGTACGGAAAACATGTACATATATAATGTACATATATAATATACATAAAAACTTATACATATATAGGATAAGCGGGCAGCGTGCAAAGGGCAGAGGGAGAAGGGCATGAAAGATTTTGTAGAAAATACACAGGACAGCAGGAACGGGAGAGCGGGGACAGAACAGCCGCAGCGGTCAAACGTGAAAGGTGAAAACCGCAGCGGAAAAACGTATAAGTATAATATACTATATAAAGGCAGGACTCAGCCGAGCTTGGCGCGTGCGTGGGACACGTTGGGTAGAGGCTGTACGTATAAATTATAATGTATAAATACCGCGCTTTTGTCCCGAACGTCGGTCCCCCATTAGCGGTACATAAAAATAAGGAAAATGTGGCGTTTTTGTGTGTTTTTCTATATAAAAAAGTTCGAAATTTTCCAAAAAATGCAGCTTTTTGTGACAAAATGGGCGAAAAGTAAGATGTCCCTGGCCACAAAATTTCACAAATCGCAAATTTTATGAAAAAAAATTGGAAAAACGCCATATTTTCCAGAAAAATCCCAGAAAATTGCAGAAAATTTTGCAAAAAACGGAAAATTTTACAGCAAAAATTTGACAGCTGCGCCTGCAGCTGTGCAAGATATAAAAAAAAGAGCTGAGATTTCTCTCAGCTCTCTTTATTTTTAAGGCTTAGCCTTTCACGTAGCCACGCTGGGTGCCTTTGCCGGCGACCTTCACGTCAACTTTCAGCACCGCGCCTTCATCGACGAAGGGGCGCAGAAGGGACGGGACGGAAGCGGGCTTGATGTCCAGGCCAGCCGCGGCAATCAGCTCGGTGGCGGTCATCGGGGTCTCGCTCATAGCGGCGAACAGGGCTTCGCGGATGGGGGCTTTCTCGGCCTGCTTCACAGCGGCCTTCTCAGCTGCGGCGATCTTCCGCTTTTCATTGGTGGCGTCCAGCTTGGCAATGGCGTCAGCGGCAAACTCAGCCAGCTCGGAGGGGATGTTGTCAAGTGCGGCAATAGACTGATAGAACTCACGATTCGTCATAGGATTTACCTCTTTCTCGTGGTAGGTCACGACCCGAAATTAAATTATTTTTACGGAGCGGTGTTGGTCACCGTCCAACGAGAGAGTTTATGTTTTCTTTCTCTCTCACTTTCTATATATATTATAACATGAATTTTTAAAATTATCAAACTTTATTAGCTTGATAATTTTTGCTGAAAAAATTTGACACGGCCGCGATGTGAGCGGTTTTACCGCTCACTCAGCCTTGGCCTTGGCCGCACGAGCCGCAGCCTTAGCTGCGCGCTCCTCAGCCTTCTTCTCCGCCGCGGCCTTGCGCTCCGCCGCAGCCTGCAGCTTCAGCTCGTACTCGCGCGCGAGGCTGTAGCCGTCGTTGCCGTTAGACTCGTCCGCGTCCTTGGGGATGATGACGCTGAACTTGACCCAGCGGTCGTCACCAGCGCAGTCAACCGCGGGAATCATAATGGTGCCCGCCGCGGTCTGGCAAACATCCACGTCGTACTTTGCGGCCAGGAATTCGGCGAGGTCAGCGGTAAAACGGTTGCGAAGCTGGTCAGTGATGTTTTTCTGGTTCATGGGAACAACTCCTTTTCTTTATTTTCTATAAATATTATATCATAAAATTTTAAATTTGTCAATAGTTTTTACTATGGTTAAAATAGCAAAATTTTTGCAGCTGAAATAGGGATTTTTTGTGCAATTTGTCAGCTGCATTTTCCAGCTGCATAAAAATTTGACAGCTTTCCCAGCTCCCAGCTGTCTAGCTCCTGGATGCAGCTTCGCAGCTGCTTAAAATTTGACACGCGCGGGCGCGCGGCTTCTGGGCAGACAGCAGCAAGATGGTTGACATAATCTGGCGGCTCGTTAAAAATTTCACAATGTTATGTAAACCTAAAAGATTTACATTTTGGAAAAAGAATTGTAACAATTCGGCAACAAAATTTGACAAAAATAAAATTTAGACGTATAACGTCTAAATCTGGGTAAAAAGAAAACTTTCGCACAGTAAAGTGCGAAAGTCCTGTTGTTTTTATGGATTGTAACAATAAGATTTATTGTTTGTATTCCAAACAATTTCAATATTATCTTCTATCAAATAGGTTTGCCCATCTTCAAAAGTGATTTCGATATTCTGATTTTTGATTTCATTCCATGCTTCTAAGAACTTTAAAATTTTTTCTTCCATTGTTTAATCTCCTTTCTTTGTTTTTAATTTGTGGTGGAGATGGTGGGAGTCGAACCCACTTAGCGGCGACCGCCACAGTATAGATTTGCACTACGCCTGCGTTGCTTTTCCGAGCAACCCCATCCCCATATATAAGAGGGAGTTCTGTCTGTTTTCGGCGGATATTGGTAGAACACCTTTGAAAACCTTTGTGATTGCTACCACAATCATCGAGTTGATACTTAGTACCCCTCCCTCTTTGTGATTATAATATACCATAAATTTTTCGATTTGTCAACTTTCTTTTTAGACGTTTCACGTCTAAACCGTCTTCAAAAAAATGGTGGGGATTAACCCCACACATTTTTTCTCATTTTCTTATGCTGTGCCATGCACTTGGCGAAAATCTCTTTCTCAATCAGTACATCTTCCAGACCCGTGTGGTCTTCGATGAATTCATTGTCGCCGCTGATGTATCTGTAGAGGATTTCTGCGGTCGCTCTTGGCTGTCCGTTCTGCTTGATGTATCCGTTGCGCTCACAGAAGCGGATGTAGGTCTTCTGTTTGCAGATGGTGTCCTGTGCCATTTTGAGTGTGTCCCACATCGGTACACCGTAGGGAAGAAAGAAGCGGCTCTTGCTCTTGGTCACATAGCGCAGGGTGTAGTTGGTTGAGCGGTAGTCAAAGCGTGCATTGTGGGCGATGATTGCTTTCACGTTGTACTTGTCGCACAGGTCAGCAACGTGGCGGCGCGCAGTGTAGATGGAAACAATCTTGCGCTGCCCTGCAGCAATCTGCTGCTCATACATGGGGCGCTTCTCAGCATAGTAAGCGGTGTCAAACAGGGCGCGGTCGGCGCAGAAGATGTCGTAGATAATGAAGCTGAACGTTTCGTAAACGTTGCCCTGCTTGTCATGGACACAGCCGCCCAGATCGTACATCATGGGGTCATCAAGTCCATTAGCGGTTTCGGTGTCAATAGTAAGATAGTAATTGCGGCGGCGATCGATTTTCATGGTTCATACCTCTTTTATTTAGTGTCAATCAAGTTCGGCTTCCCTCTTGATTGCATCTATAATATATCATAAAAAGCGGAAGTTGTCAAGAAGTATTTTAGACGTTGCACGTCTAAATGAAAGAAAAATAAAAAGGAAGCAGTGGATAGGGACTTACTGCGGCTTGCTGAACATTCGTTAGTAGTGCCGGACTTACCGCCTATCGGGTTTGCTTCCTTTTTATTTTCAAAAGGGAAAGTACTGGGAAGCCAGTTCTGACTTAAGCGCGCCCTCAGTCAACTTAGGATTTCTACTTTTCATTTCCCTTTTGTGATTATAATATACCACGATTTTTTGTTATTGTCAATAGTTAAAATTAGACGTTACACGTCTAACTCATCTTTTAAAAAAAGAAGCGGATTACTCCGCTTCCTTTTTCGCCTTTTCGGCGGCTTTGGCTTCCGCCTTTGCTTTCTTCTCTGCGGCGGCTTTTTCACGTTCCGCCGCCTTTGCCTTCTTTTCTTCGCACTTTGCGATATAGTCGGCGCGCTCCTGGTAGCATTCGTCAGCGTCTTTTTTGACGACTTTTACCACAACTTCCACAAAGCACTCTTCGCCGTCATAAACAGCCGGAAAATTGAAGCTGTTAGAGGTAATCATGCCGACATCTTCGCCTTTTTCTTCAAGAGTGACGAAAAGCAGACGAGTGAAGTATTCACGGACGAGATTTGCGAGAGCAAGTTTCATGAAATCAACCTTCTTTCTTTTCTTTTGTGATTATAATATACCACAATTTTCTGATTTTGTCAACTATTTTTTTAGACGTGGTACGTCTAAGTATAAAACAAAAGGGGAAGTTAGTCCCCTTTTATTTATGAATAATTTTTACTTCACCCACATCATCACAATAATCAATAAGTTCAGTTTCTGGAATTTCAGAGAATAAATCAGCAAGAGTTTCTTCAGAAAGTTCTTCAGTTTCTTTCACATTTTCAAAATCAAAATATTCGGTCAAGATAGAGGTATCTACAGTATAAAGAACAGTTTTTTCAAAAAGTACTAACATTTTTTTAATCTCCTTTCTTGCTCAGATAGTGTTCAATAGCAATAAGTGGAAACCATGCCCAAATCATAGGAATTGCGAAGAAACAATAAAGTGCGAAACATTTTCCAAGTCCGTATGCCATACTATTTATGATTTTTTTCATTTTTTATTCTCCTTTCTGTTTGTGTCTATAATATACCATATTTTTTTGAAAAAGTCAATTCTTATTATTAGACGTTCCACGTCTAAATCGTATTTTTGAGAAAAGGTTACATTTCTGTAACCTTTTCTCTTTCTTTGTTACCGAAGTGTAATTTCGGTTTTGTCTTTACTAATACGGATTAAAGAATACTCAAAGTAATAATCCGTTTGTTCCGCCGTCCGCACATGCAAAGTCTTTTCTTGTGTTCTTGTGATTGAACGGAACGTTTTATAATCGCCGTCAATGCTTGCACCATTCAAAAGGCACGCCCGCAAAATGCTTGCTTCAATTTCAGAATCTGCCAGTGCGGTATGCTCCTCATTAAAATCATCATCAAACAGATAACGGAAAACCGCTTCGGCAGTAGTGGAATAATTGCCGGAATCTGTATAAAGTCCATGTTCATCACAATACTTTTTATACTTTTTATCCACAATAAAATTATGAACAAAACCACGAATATCTTTTATAGGAATATTATCAAAAGGATTATTACACTTGTACCACTCACAATTAAAATTAAAGACTTTTTCGTCAAAAAAAGAATTGTAAGCAAAAGCAATTTCAACTTCAAAATTGCGAAAATCACGAATCATTTTTTGACAAATATAACCATACTTGTCCATGATTGTTTTACGTGCTTTCATGCTTGCAACATACAGAGGACGCTTGTTTGCATAATAAGCAGAAGAGAAAAGCGGAAGATTATGCCAGACTTGTTCAACAACATAGGAACGGCGGGCGAGGACTTCCCAATTATCGGCATCAATGATAACATAACCGATATTATAGCAATACGGCAAATCAAGGGAAGTGGTTTCAGTATCAAATACGCAAATTTTCATGGGGCAAACTCCTTTTTAATAATGTTCAAAAGGTGTATCATCATTTCCTTTTGACGATTATAATATACCATATTTTCGGCAATCTGTCAAGACTTTTTTTAGACGAATCACGTCTAAAAATGAATTTTATGAAAAATGGTTACATTTCTGTAACCATTTTTTTCAAAACTGTAAAAATTTCTTGTTCGGTGTATGCATCTTTGCCCCAGGCTGTCCGATTGTGTTCTTCATCATCAAACAGGATTCCATTGCCGTAAAGTTCTTTTGGAGTGCCATAAGGAAGAACCAGAATCGAATTAAACTTTACAGATTTTAAATGTTTTTCAAGCCAAGCAATTTTTACTTTTTCGACAGCTTTGTTATACTCATCACTTCCGCCACGGCTGCCCCAAGAAATCACATTGACAGTATTTCCGTTTTCGGTTAACTTGTTCAGCAGGCGCGCCAGCTTTGACAGGTTTACAAGCGGTTTAGCTTCCCTATATGGGCGTACATTTTCATGAAGCAAATCTTCAAGCCAATTCTCTACACCATATAAGTCTGCAATAGTGCCGTCCATATCAAAATAAATGTTCATTTTTGAATCTCCTTTCTTACTGTGTCTATATATTACCATAAATTTTAGAAAAAGTCAACTTTTTTTTTAGACGTTTCACGTCTAAAAGGAAAATTTTAAAAAAGAAAGGGGAAAATTTTCCCCTTTCATTTTATGCGTAGAAGATTCGTCCGTCTACTACATAAATGACGGTTTCGATTCCGTCATATTCGAAATGATCCCAATCAGTGGCAGTGTCGGGAATTTCGATAATCTCCAGCTTGGCATTGCGGCCGGAAATTGCTTCGGAGCCGTACTTTTCAATCAGCTCAACCAGCTTCGCGGTGACAGCTTCATCACGGTCAGGGTCACGATACTCCGAACCGATTTTTTTCTGGGCGAAGTCAGAGACAGAATAACCGCCGAAGCACTTGTTAAGAACAAATTTCATAAAAATATCTCCTTTTCATTTGGTGATTTAATAATAACACATTTTTTGGAAAAATGCAAGACCTATTTTTAGACGTTGCACGTCTAAAAACAAAATTTTGGAAAAAGGGTTACATTTTGTAACCCTTTTCCGTTCTGGTTTAACCCTCGAAGTGGAGAGTATATGCCATCTTCTTGGACTTGTCCGCCTTGACGGAAATCTTGTCCGCCTTGCCTTCCTTGACCAGAGCGGTCAGAGCGGCGCGAACCTGACCCACGGAAAGCCCGGTGTTCTCAGCGATGGTATCGGCGAAGATGGGGCTTGCACCGAGTTCAGCGTACACAGCAAGACGGCGGTCAGCGGATTCACGCTTTGCCTTGCTGTCTGCGCTCTTGCGCTTCTCATTGCGTGCATCCAGCTTCTGAATCAGTTCGGCGGAAGCTGCGTCCATCTCAGCGGACAGGTGTGCGTCAAGAACGTTCTGGAAGTACTCACGAGTCGTCATTGGGGTATCCTTTCTGCGCTTCATGCGCTCACGATGTCGGTCATCACCCTATTTTTGTTTGTCCCTTTCCCCTTGGGACAATTGTATAATACCACAGATTGCGAAAAAAGTCAATCATTATTTTTAGACGTTCCACGTCTAAGTTTTGGGAGAAAAAAAGAGGACTTAGTCCTCTTTTTTCATAAGTTCAAAACATTTTTGGAGAATTTCGGAAACTTTGTCATTGGATACTTTTGCGGCAACAGATTTTGCAGTAGTTTTAAAATGAAACCAAATTGTCGTTGTATTGCGACCTGTTTCAATGGTATTGATATATTGTACCTGCTCCAGATTAACGAGAACGTCATCAATTAAAAAGACTTTCATTTTAATCCTCCTCCCCAGCACAGCCACCGCAGTAGCAGCTTCCATCATCATCAATCATAGCGGACGGGCTGCTCATGGTCATGCCGCAGCAGGTGCAGGCGACAATCATAGGGAGACCATGCTCCGAGAACCAGCTTCCGGGAATGGTGTTTTCTGGCATTTCCAGACCAAATTCATCACGAATGTAATTGCGGAAAGTTTTCATTTTTTAACCTCTCTTTTTGGAAAATTTTATGTTTTGTTTTGCCCTTGCGAGTATATACTACCACATTTTTGGAAAAATTGCAAGTTCTTTTTTTAGACGGTACACGTCTAAAACAGTTTTTAAAAAAATAGGGAAACTTTTGTTTCCCTATCACTGAAAGTCAATATACTGAATTGCATATTCTCTCAAGATTTCGCCTGTTTCGGTTGAGCTGAGATACCAGCGTTCGCCGTTGTGAACGAAATAGCGCTGAACCGAAGCGAATTCTTCAATTTCACAAGCGTGCATACGAACCAGCTCTTCAGCTTCGCCAAATGAGTGGCACGGCGCGCCGATGTAACGCTCACGGAAATCTTCAGGCAGTGCATAGTTGGTTTCAATTACGATAATGATGTTCATTTGTGTACCCCCTAAAAGTTATTTTTTATCTTTTGTGATTATAATATACTACTTTTCTTTTCAAAAGTCAATACTATTATTTAGACGAAACACGTCTAAATTTATGCATTAAAAAATGACGGGCGCCATCTGGAGGTCTGATGGCAGCCCGCCCCGTCGTATCTTTTTATAGAGTCTGTAGTAGTTTGCGAGTGGTCGTCCCTGACTCCCCTTGCTACATTCAGGTACATTGTCAAACCGTTCCCTTAACTCTGGTAATAATATACTACTTTTTTTGAAAAATGTCAATAAGTATTTTTAGACGTAACACGTCTAAATGCAATTATGGGAAAAATCGGGTTGACCAGACCCGATTTTTCAAAAGAAAGGAAGAAAAAATGAAAAACAAATCCAAAGGGGAGTCACTTGACTCCCCAGTAACGGACCCAGCGGCCCGCCGCCAGAGCCGCGTACGCGCGGGCTTCGGCGTAGGTGCCGAAATGGGCAAGCAGCTTGGAGCCGCTCAGAACGTCGAAACCGCGGGAAACATCAACAGAAATACCATAAATAGACATAATATACCTCCACGAGGCGACACCCTTTTCGTTGTCCGTCCCTCTCAGTGTCTATATGATACCACATGGAAGAAGATTTGTCAATATGGTAATTTAGACGTACCACGTCTAAAACGGTTTTCGGATTATTTCCGAAAACCGTTTTCTTTTTTCCAGAAAAAGTCGTCATTTTCTCGACGATTTCTGGAAATTTCTGCGTCACATTTATACGCAAACCAAATTACAAAAACGATTGCCAAAAGACACAAAACTGCCCAAGATGCGGGATTATCCATAAAATCCAACTCCTTTTTTATTTTTCTAATTAAATTATACCACAAATTTTTACAGCTTGCAAATTTGGAAAAACGGAGCTTCAGCTGCCATTATCAGCTTTGCAGCTGCCAATTTTCGACAAAGCCCAAGTCCGGGCACCACACGATGCGGTTCCTTGGGCGGTCGAAAACGGCAATCTGTCGGTGACTCCCTCTCTCAACTGTCTATAGTATAGCACACTTTGCCGAAAAATGCAAGATGTAGTGTTAGACGATGGACGTCTAACACAATATATTGTGGTCGGGAGGCACGTCTAAATTAGACGAAACACGTCTAAAATATATGTATACATGTATACATGTATACACAACAGCACGTCTAAAAAATTCTGTATTCGTGTATACATGTATACACATAAGAACAAATAAAAAAGAAGCGGTTAAACCGCTTCTTTCTTGTTCATGCTGTCAACCTGTCAATCTGTTTGAAACACTCCGCAATCTGTGCAAGAGTCTTGCGACAGTGCAAGCGGTAGTAGACAAGTTCAATGGTAAGTCCGGCACGCTTGTATAGTTCTGTTGCCGTCTTTAGTCCCGCATTGCGAATAGTGCCGTTTACAATGCTATCAGCATAATCAATGAGTGTTTCGGTATCCGCTTCCATGTTCCAATTATTCTTGCGGATAATTTCTTCCGTTCTGACGGTGTAAATATTCATTGGTTCAGCTCCTTTCAATTCCCGCTTGTTTGTCAAGAAAAGCAATGTAGGCTTTCAGCATTTTGTCAGCTTCAGCTTTCAGCTTTTCAGCTTCCGCATGGTATCCACATCTTGCGCATACATGCGCATTATACAACAGGTTACTATGTTTTGCGCTATCAAACAACATTTTTACCGCCTTTCTTTTTCCGTACGGCAAGCGGTAGTTGTCTACCGCTTGCCGTCTGTTTGCTTTAGAACTTGCCGTCAGTGCTAAAGTATTCTTCCAAAGTCATTAAGCTGTTTTCATACAGCAAGTCAAGAAGCTGTCCGTATTTCTTGCCATGGGGCTTGTTCTCTTTCTTGTTCCAAAAAGTCTGAATTGCGACTGTTTCGCTTCCGTCAGTTCTGACTTTCGCCCGAATCAAACCACAAGTGTTCAGCACTTCAAGGAAAGTGTTTTTTTCAAGAATGAATCCTTCCTGACGGTCTACCGCTTCAGTTTCAGCAACAACAGGCACATAAATAACATACTTGATTTTGCTTTTCAGCAAACCGTCAAGTTCGCCCGCGCCCGTCTTGACTTCAAAGCACTTTCTATCACGCCGAAAGTCAATCTTTCCCTGTTTGGCAACGACAGCTTTCTGATTGAAGTATGCTTTCATATCTCTTTCAAAAGTCTTGCCGAACTTGCCCGAATCAATCGCCTTGTAACCATAATCGTTCATTTTTCAATCCCCCAAAATAGTATAGTTTGTTTGTTGTTCGCTCCGTATATGCGCAAGCAATGCATAGTCTTTCCCACGAACTGACTATAATATATACCAAACACGGCTAAAAAGCAATACCAAAATATGAATAAACTGTAAACAAACTATGAACTAATTGTAAATAAACTATGAACAATTAAATTTCTTTTTGTAACTATTTTGTAGCCACTTGACCCCGGGTTGTTTCCAGGATGTAACCGTTTTGTAACTTTTGCGGCGGGGTGTCCTGACAACAAAGTCTTACGAAATCAAAAATCCAAATCATGTATTTATATAACTTTTGTTTCTACTTAATATTAGATCCAACAGGAGGTGATTGTATGCCTCGTTCTGCAAGAGAATGGTGGGCCGCAAATGCCGCGTGGCATGAAGAATAGAATAGAGCAATTGCCGCGATTCCATATCCAGGTATTGATTCAGTTGTTTATGAACGTGAATCTAACAATGCCTTTTGGGAACGCCGTCGCGGAAATGCTGCTGCCTTAATTCCTACCTCTGCTAATCTTTCGTTTGATACAAAACAAATTCAAGAATTTATTGATGCTGCCGCTGATGCAGAAGAAGCAAAAGAAGATGCTTTTTTAAATAAATTCTTCCCTGACCGATAGGGCACTGATAAAATCGAATAGTTTAATATTTTATTTTAGTCTAAAGAATAGTTGGATAAAATTAATTAGCGCTTAAGTGCTATTTTTAGCAAACAGAGTAAAACCAATATGGCGCCAAATTTATCTGCTTTATTTGGTTCTTATTTTGAAACTGAATTAAATCACATGATTTAGGCTAGAATAAGTAATATTAATGCTAATATGACTCCAACAGACATGATGGCACAATTTGATAAATGTTTTAATGAAGCAGCAATGAAAGCCTCTGAACGTCTCACCCAAATTGTTATAGATAAAGGATTTGGTACTGGTGAAGAGTGGTAGGCTGTACATGATACATTAACCAGTAATAATCGAACACGAGAATTATTTCTTGGCGCCTTACGGCAAGCAGTTGGTGTAGATTATAAAAAGGTGTCTTCATTTTTTGACGCTATTGAAGGTTAGAGACAAGCCAAAGCCGCGGGGTAGCGTAAAAAAATTAATTGGCGTACATTACTTGCATAGCATTTTACTATTGCAAAACGTACTGCTTCTATTGGTGGTACTGTTGCCGAAACTGCACTCGCCGCAGTTGCTGGTGCATTAAATGGTATGTCTGGAAGTAATAATGGTCTTTCATATTAGATGCATGCTGAAAATGTATTAGGTAATATGGTTAAAACAGACTCGTTTATGCTGTTTTCTGAAGATGCAACAATAGATTTAACTGGATTGGCCGAAAATTTAAATGAAGATTTAACTAATAGTCAAAGTTTAGATGACGCGCGCTCTATAATGAAAATGTATACAGACGAAATGAATAAAGTATATGGCGTTTTTGTTAATGCAAAAAACTATACTATGGGCGCGGGCTATCATAATTATACTGATACAAAAAATGGTAGTTTAGAAGAACTACCTGCTTTTCTAAGTGATGCGGGTATATCTATAGGTAATGCTAAAGACTTTTTAGCTTTTGCTTATAATACTGGTGCAGGAGCCATTCGTAGCGGTCAACGTGGTGAATTAGAAGAAAGCATTGTAAACGCACTTAAAGCGGCCGCTGCAAAAATTATGTTTGATGATTATTAGAGCTATGGTACTAATAATGGCAAAGGAATTCATATGTATTATTTAAGTGGAAAATATATCCCTGCGTCATATATATTTAGAGGCATGGCCCAAGCTGCAGGAAGTACAACAGCAAATACAGATGCTTCTGTTACATTACCGAATGGTATTAATGATCAGGGCGGCGATGATGGCCAAGGTTGGGGTTTTGGCGGCGATGATGTAGCATTTAAATAGGCTTTATATCAACATTGGAAGAAAGAATATAATGATGCATAGGCTGCATCTTCATGGTCTGTTAGTTTTACTTTATATATAAAAAGTATTTTAAGTTCAACCCTTCCGTAAATTATACAAAAATTTGACTTTTCTCCCCTTCCGTGGTATAATAAAACCATAGGGGAGAAAATCTATTTTAAGGTCGCGGCGGCCTTACGCGCCGTTTTATACATGGCAAAAAACAGATTAAATTTAAATTTCCAACTCGAAAGCGCGGCCGATCGTACAGCATTCGTGTAGGAGTACTTGGCGGGCCTGTCATTCACGCCAACCGCGGACGAGTTGGAGACGATTTCTAATTATATATTATGGGGTAAAAGCGACAAAGGAAAGAATGCGTAGTAGGAGAAGGATGTTGAGTTGAAACGCTGGACCGCGGCGCCCGTGGAGAGTTTGGACGCGTTATTGGAGTTGCCGGGGTTTAGTGAGAGCGCGCTGAAGACATTGCGCGCCCCTGCTGCGCGAGTGCCTAGGATTGTGTTTGATCGCGGCCGCGCCCTCCAGGATGCGCCGGAGTGGCTGCGCGCGGCTTATGAGGAGCTGTTCCGCCAGATTGACACAATCGAACTGATGCTAAACTTTTACGAATTGTGGAGCGGACGACGCAAACTCCCGCCCAGAGCATCGTTACTATCGCGCTTTACCGAGTAGGAAGCGATCGATTTAAATGAGCGGGCGCTCAAATTGTCGTAGTTTAAGTATCTGAAACTGAAGCATCTGCTTGTGGAGCTTCGCGCGGAGTAGTATACCTATCAAGATTCCTTCTCTAATAAAATACTTTCGCATACTGCGGCCGTTGAGCCGGTGCTCATGGAGGAGAAGATATGGATCGGCGAAGACGTACAGGTGCGGCCGCTCGGTCTGAAAACAGATAGCGCGCTGTCGCAGAAAATCTTCGGTGATCCGCGGCCGGGTATGTTTACGGATGAGGAATTAAAGGAGATAAGTAATCTTCTGTGGGAAGATAAACATACATCTTTAGTACTTGACTTTACAGAAGAGAAGCATTTATTAAACTTATTTGGCGCGCGGGCTGATCTTCATGACGCCTATGAGGAAGACCCCTACGAAATATACGGGCCTGCGGCAAGCATAGTTTCTACTTTAAAATATTATGAAGAGCGCGCGAATCTAACCGATTTGTAGAAAGACTTGCTTGAGTTAAAGCTTGAACATAAACCCAACTCAGAAATCGCGACTTATTTAAATAACAAATATGACAAATCATACAATGACAATTACATTTCCACTATCTTTCACTAGAAAATCATACCTTCTGTTGCCAACGCCGCGCGACAGCATCGTGAACTCATGGAAAACATCTTCTTTCCAGAGAACTTTAAAAAATGTCGTGATTGCGGCCGTGTGTTACTGATCTGCAGCGACAACTTCGTCCGACAGAAGAAATCTAGTGATGGTTTCTCGCCACGCTGCAAAGCGTGCGAGAAAAAGAAAAGGAGTAGATATAAATGATAAAGAAAAATAGTGAACAATTAATGGATTTGATTCCTAAACTTACCGCAGTTGAATTTGCGGGCTTGGCGCGCATTCTTAAGGTTTCTTTACTTGATGAAGTTGATCCAGAGGCGGAACAAATAAAAGATCGCTTCACGCCACGTAGTTTTACTGCTGTATTGGAAGATATTTTTATCAACTTTGAAAAACAAGATCGCAAGCGGCGCCGCGAAATTATTTCTATTGTAAAGAAAGCAATTAAAGCGGAAGGGGATGAAGATGCCAGTAATACCGAAGATTCCGAAGGCTGAGTCGTCCGCAGTTTCAAAGCGCTGTGAGAAATGTGGACGCTCTTTACCTTTATCATAGTTTTCATATGCGCATAGTGAATTTTATATAGATGGTAGGTTACCGTGGTGTAATGAATGCATATCCGAACGAATAGACGCTGCCGACGGCAATTGGGAGATCGTGGATAAGTTGTGCATGTGGGCTGGAATACCTTTTATTGTAAAGGAATGGGAGAGGATTCGTGAGATGACTCTGCCGATTGAGACATGGCCGACTTATGCGAAGATTTTTAAATCTGAAGATTACTTTTCTCTTGGTTGGGGAGATTATTATAGATAGTATAAGAAACTGAAAGAAGTTGGATTGATTGAAGAAGAATTGCCGGAAGTAAGGGAGTAGAGATATAGAGAACTACGGCGCAAATGGGGCGAGAATTATGATAACGATGAGTTGAATCATTTGGAAGACTTGTATCGCGGCCTGTTGAATACGCAGAATATCAATGGCGCGCTGCAGATTGACTAGGCATAGAAGTTATGTAAGATTTCTTTGGAGATTGATAATCGTATCCGCGCTGGAGATAAAGAAGTTGATAAATTTATGTCTTCATATGATAAGATTATCAAGAGTGCTGAATTTACTCCGAAGAATACGAAGAATGCGACCGATTTTGATTCATTTGCGGAAGTGGCATACTGGTTAGAGAAACATGGGCGAATTAATAAGTTTTATGATGAAGTTACGCGCGATGTGCTTGATGAAACCCTTAAAAATATTGAAGCTTACAATCAGCGCCTCTACATAAATGAAGGTGGCATTGGCGAAGAAATAACTGAGCGGATACGTATGCTTCAAATGTCTAATGAAAACGAGCATGAAAACTTTTATGGCGTTCAGCCCAACTTCAATGAAGATGAATATTCAAATGAGGTTTATGTCCTTGATGACGAAGCCGAATTTGATCCAAGTGGTGATATGTAATGGCAGCAATTCAATTGCTTGATCCAGATAATGCACGATTTAATACACAAGATAAGATTTATCATGATGGAGTAGAGTTAGAGAAGGGTGTTGTTATAACACCAGATTTCTTAGAGAGAAATCAAGATTTAATTGCCGAGTCAATCTAGTTGTTCACGGCATATCCAGATGTGTTTCTGGATTTGATAACTCCAGCTAACTCTACGTTACATCTGTTTCCATTCCAAAGACTCTTTTTGCGCGCCTGCATGAGATATACGCGAATCTATATCACTGCGGCCCGTGCAACTTCAAAAACGTTTCTTTCGATACTTGCGAAATATTTGCAATGTATTTTTCTTCCGAACCATGTTGGTTCGATTGTCGCTCCAAATAAGAGCCAGGCCGCGAAGATTAGTAAACAGAAGATTCAAGAAATATGGCGCTTTTGGCCGCTGCTCAAGCAGGAGCTTGAACCTGGTAATACCGATGGAGTACACGCCAATTTTGGTAAGGATTATGTTGAGCTTTACTTTAAGAATGGCTCTCGATTAACGGTTGTTGGCGCGCTGGACTCTGATCGTGGTATTCGTACTCATGCAACGCTTATCGACGAAGCGCGCGATGCTGATGGTGATGCAATTCAAGAGATTGTTTTACCACAGATGAACGTATCGCGGCGTATGGCAAACGGTGATGTTAATCCATATGAAAGAGTTAATACACAAGTTATTTATGCAACGAGTGCTGGAACGAAGTCTTCTTTCGCTTATGGACAATTAATTGACTTCTTTGAACAGTCTATTATTGATCCAAAATCAGCTTTCTGTATTGGTTTAGATTATCGAATCCCAATGCAACATTCGCTAATTACACCAGCATATGTTCGTAATCTTAAACTTTCACCCGCATATAATGAAACTACATTCGCGGCCGAGTATCTTGGTGTCTGGCTTGGCGGCAGTGACGAATCGTGGTTCCAATTTGATAAATTAGTTAAGTATAGAAAATTAAAAAATCCAGAGTGGCATCAAAAATTTATAGACGACAAAAATGTTTTCTACTTAATTTCAGTAGACGTTGGTCGATTACATGACCAGACAGTTGCATGTGTCTTCCGCGTCAACATTCGAGATAATAAATACTATGGTACACTTGTTAATTTATTTGTGCTTGGCCGACAGGCAGAATCGAAAACATTTACTCAATAGGCAATAGATTTAAAGAAATTAATTGAGATCTTCAGACCGCGCGAAGTCGTTATCGACTGTAATGGTTTGGGTGTAGGTCTCGCAGACGAAATGATTCGTACTCAATTCGATGAATCGGGTAGAGAATTACAAGCCTACGGTTTCTTTAATAATGATGATTATAAAAAGATTCAACCTAAAGACGCTGTTTAGATTTTGTATTCTTTGAAGGCCAATGGCCCCTTAAATTCAAAAATCCATAGTAATGCTTACTCTCGGATTAATAGTGGTATGGTTCGTTTCCTAATCTCTGAGCAAGATGCGCGAGCTGCACTGCTTGCAACTAAGGTTGGGCAAAAAATGGCATTAGAAGACCGCGTTAAGCGCCTGATGCCACACGAACTTACCACAAAGTTATTTGAAGAAATGTCAAACTTACGTCTCCGTAAGAACGGACTTGATATAGTGCTTGAGTAGATCAATGCGCGCTTCCCTAAGGATAAGTATTCTGCTTTTGCTTATGGATTGTGGCGTATCAAAGAGATCGAAGAAGATAACTATAAGAAAGTAAGTCGTCGTTCTGGTACGAAGCGACAGTTGATTTTCTTTACTGGAGGACAAAACTAATGGCAGATGAACAAGTAAAAGTCAATGAGTTTGATTTTACTACTTTTAAAAAAGCTATTGACGGCATGGTAGCTAAAAGCGACAAGTCTTGGAACGAGCATTATAACTACTACTATCGAGTAAGGCGCACCAAAGATTACACAAAGAAAGAAGTTGAAGATGTCATTAACAGTTCTTCTCTTCTTGCAATGCAAAAATTATCTCGCACATTTTTTTACAGAGACGGGTTATACAAACGAATTTTACTTTATTATGCCACACTTTTAAAATATGTAGGTATACTCATCCCTAATCCAATTGCGGGCAATGAACTCTCCACCCCCTATGTATAGAAAAAGTATGACAATGCATTAACCTATTTTGAGAAAGTTTTTTCACCAGAGTTATTTACACGTTTTTCTTTGCATGCTCTTATTGATGGTTGTTATTATGGTGTATTTCAAGAGATAAGCAAGCAAGACTTGGTAGTTTTAGATCTCCCTGCCGAATATTGTCGTTCAAATTTTAGAGATTTGCATGGTAATGATATTATTGAATTCGATGTAAGTTACTTCGATTCGATAACAGACGAGAGCGATAGGCGTTAGGCTTTAAAAGTCTATCCTAAAGTTATTCGTGATTACTATTATCGGCTTAAAAAAGGCTTAGTTACTTACAAGTGGGTCAAAATTCCTACTGATATTGGTTTTTGTTTTCCATTCTCTGATGATGGGCGTCCCTTATTCTTAGATTTAATTCCCGCAGTTATGGACTATGATGAAGCTGTAGACATTAACCGTGAGAGAGACTTAGAGGAAATCCGTAAAATTATAGTTTAGAAAATACCACACTTAACCGATGGTGCATTATTGTTTGAACCTGATGAAGCTTTAGAAATGCACGCCGGCGCAGTTGGTATGATGAAGGGAAATAAAAATATTAGCGTGCTGACAACCTATGCTGATGTTGATGCGGTAGTGTCGAAGACATCTTCCGAAGCAACAAATACCGCGCTTGAAAAGAGTTTACAGAATGTGTACTCGCGTGCGAGCGTTAGCGGCCAGTTGTTTGCTCCTACGGGTAGCCAGGCACTTAGTATTTCTATTACAAACGATATGTCGCTGATGATGATCTTGGCGAACAAGTATTCTCGTTTCGTGACATATATCATCAATTTCTTATTTGCAAATAGCAACATTAATTTTAAATATTCAATTTTACCTGTAAGTTGGTATAATGTCTCTCAATATATCACGGATACTCTAAAGCTCGCGCAAAGTGGTTACAGTTATCTTCTGCCAGCAATTGCGGCGGGGCTGTCTCAGAAAGACTTGATTAATGTCAAGAAGTTAGAAAATGATGCGTTAGATTTAAGTATTTTACTTATTCCTCTCGCTTCTTCTTACACCCAGTCTTCTGGCCAAGTAGGCCGACCTGAATTACCTCTAGAAGAGAAATCACCCAAAACAATTTAGAATGAACAATCTTTAGATAATCAGTGATGGAGGCTCAAATGGATAAGACATTATATGAGTTTCCCGTAACGATTTATGGCAATTTAGAAAAGTATAACGAAGTTTTAAGTAAAGCTAGATGTCGTATTTTTTACAAGTATGAGAACCGCAATGGTACTTATATCACAGATGAATTTGCCAACAAATTATTAAGTTCTCTCCCCTATGCACCTGTTAAGGGTATTTATAGTCCAGAAGGGAGCGACTACGAGGATCATGGTGCATCTCGCGACGAGGGTCGGATTTATGGCATTGTCCCCGAGAATCCAAATGTTAGTTGGGAAACTCACATGGATAAAGATGGTGTTGAGCGTTCTTACGCTTGCACTGATGTATTAATCTTCACGGCTCTTTATGAAGAGGCCGCGGACATTGTTGGCAAGAGCCAATCAATGGAATTATACGCGCCGTCTTTAAAATATCATGAAGCAATGATTCAGAATAAGCGTTATATCGTCTTTGATGAAGGTTGCTTCTTGGGATTGTAGGTTTTAGGTAATGATGTTGAACCTTGTTTTGAAGGTGCTTCATTCTATACTTTATAGAATACAATTGAAACAATTATTAATCAATTGAAAAATTACGGAGGTACTAATATGCCTAAAGTTAACTTCAAACTTTCCGATGATGAGAAGTTCAACGCTTTAATGCATCTTCTTAATCCGGAAGTGACTGAAGAGGGCGATTGGACTGTTTCCCGTGTTATCTCCGCCGTTTATGATGATTACGCACTCGTTTTTGATTATGCCGAAGGCTGCTATATTCGTGCTTATTATTCCAAGAATGATGAGAAGGATATGATTGAACTTGGCGAAATGGTCAAGTGCTATATTGTCGATGTAACTGAGCAGGAAAAGAGTACTCTTGAGACTCTGCGCGCTCTTAATGGCGGCACCTATGAGTTAGTTAGCGAAGTGCTGACTGATGCTCAAAAGAATTTTGAACAAGTTTCTGAATTTTCCACCAAAATTGAAGAGTTGAATGAGACTATTGCTACTTTAAGTTCAGAGAAGGCGGATATTGAGGCACAAGCTAGTGAGTATAGTGCTCAAATTGAAACTGTGAACAATACTCTCACTTCTTTAAATGAGGAACTTGATTCTTTGAAACAGTACAAGTTAAGTATTGAGACTCTTTAGAAAAATTCTGTTATTGACGAGTACTCTGAACAGCTTTCTGAGGATATTCTTTCCAAGTATCGTGAGAATATCGAACAGTATGGTGTCGAGGAACTCGACAAAGAATTGGCTTATGAGTTAAAGAAGAATAATTCTTCTGCTTTTGCTAAGACTAGCAAAAATGATGGCTTTGTGCCAAAAGACGTTCCGGTTGACGGACTCGTTGCAATTTTATCTAAATACAAGAAATAATTAGGAGGCTATTTAAATGGCTAGATTGAGTATTGACGGTTACGGTCAGGTAGAGCTTAATAATGTTGCTTTCCGCCGCGACGGTCGTATCGAAGCTCAGTGTGCTCTTGACACCGCTGCTTTTGACTCTGCCACTCCTTGCGAGAATGGTATGATTCTGCGTGTTAAGAAAGCTGAGAAGAAAATTACCTTCTGCGATGCCAGTGCCAAGAATCAGCTTTATGCTCTGAACTACAGTGCTGAGCATATGTATGATGAGCGCAAGCCCGGTCTGAAGAACTTCAAGCTGGTCTCTGCTGCTGCTGGTGAGGACTTCCTCCCTCGTGTTGGTTATCTCGCTGCTGGCGATTTATTTACTACAAACTGTGTTGACCTCGGCGCTTATGCAAGTGCTGAAGCTGTTGCCACCGCTCTTGCTTCTGGCGACGTCTTCGCCGCTGCTGGCACCCAGGGTGCTGCTGTGATCCAGGCCGCTGCTCCGTCTTCGGGCCTTGTCATGCAGGTTATTAAGAAAACGACTATGCCTGATGGACAGGATGCCTTCCAGCTTCAGGTTCTGTCGGTGTAATAGGAGGGTATATTAAAATGACGCTTAATGAGTTTAAAGATATTGCCCTTCATGCTGCTAAGGGTACTGCTCCTGCCAATTTCACGGTTGAGAACGTTAATGATGCGTTCATCGACGGTCTGAAGGAGCTTGCTGGTTCCTACAACCAGTTCATGAAGAATCGTTATGACATCTATGATATTATCATCCAGTCTATCGATGAGATTCTTCCGAAAAATGTTATCAATGCGCTTGGCGCGTTTGCTGATGTTCAGCAGGTTGCACAGGGCGAGAAGGCCATGTTCCGTCGCAAGAAAGGCCGCGCTCGTGCCAAGAAGTTCCTCACTCAGGTCGGTCTGAGTGGTGTGTATGAGACCTTCCGTCTGGATGCCGACACGTTTGAAGTTGGCGCTCATGCGGTTGGTGGCGGCGCTACAATCGACTTCGAGCGTATGCTCGATGGCGCCGAGTCTCTTGCTGAAGTGGTCGGAATCGTTACTGAAGGCCTTGAGAATGCTGTTTATGTTGAAGTTCAGAAGGCTCTGAACGTGGCTGTTGCTGTTATGCCTGCCACCAACATCGAGAGCGGTTCTTGGGATCCCGATGAAATGGTCCGTCTGCTGACCACGGTTCGTGCTTATGGCTCCCCGGTTATCTATGCTTGCCCCGAGTTCATCGCGGCCATGGGTCCGGATGCTATCGTTCCTGTTCTGATGAACAGCACCACGAATGTTGCTCAGGGTATCTACAGCCCGAAAGACATCGAAGCTATCCACGACTACGGCTTCATCAATGTCTTCCGCGGCGCTCCGATCGTGCAGCTTCCTCAGTCCTTTGTTGATGAAAACAACACCGAGACTTATGTGAATCCTCGTCTTGCCTACATCTTCCCTGCTGGTCAGGAAAAGGTTGTTAAGGTTGTCCTTGAAGGCCAGACTCAGATCCGCGACCATGAGAATAAGGATAATTCCATGGAAGTCTATGCTTGGAAGAAAATGGGCTGCGCTATCCTCACGCATCACAACTGGGCTATGTATGAGAATACTGGCCTGACCGATACCTCTGCGAAGGATATCTACGGTTTCTAATAAATTAACATAAGGGGAAGGGGAAATTCCCCTCCCCTTATTTTTAAAATACGCGCATTGCGCAGGAGTAAAAGGAGAATTATTATGTCTGATAAAATTAAAGTCATTAGTGCAGCGCGAGGCCGCTGTATAATTAATAACCGCGACTTAGGGATCAAGCGTGTCTGGCAGAGTCGCGGCGATGTTGTTTTCTTTACCAAAGAGCAGATTGAAGCTCTCATGTATGATCCTGCTTTCAGCAACATGGTTAATGAAGGCTATCTTTACATTGAAGATATGGAAGTAAAGAAAGAGATTGGTGTGGAACCAGAAGATGCAACCACTCCGACTCGTATCCTTATGGACGAAAAGCAGTTAAAGCGTTTCTGGAAGGATATGCCGCTTGGCCAGTTTAAGGTTGAGATTAAAAACTTAACCAAACAGCAGATCACTTCTTTAGCCGACTATGCAATTGAGCATGGTGATGAAGGTAGCATTGAAAAAGCTAATTATCTTAGCACAATTAGCGATCGCAATATCTTAAAGGGGATCGAATTAAATAGACAAAGTAAGGAGGCGTAATCATGACCGAATTTCGGGCTATATATGATGCTTTCTTGGCAAAAATTCTTGATGATGAGTGGGTCACCTGGGACCTTGATGATATATTAGAAGACTGGCAAGCGTTAATGATTAGCGCGCTTCCTTGGTTCAAATTTCCACGAGTTTCTCTTGACTACGACTTAGAAACCTCTACCTTTAATGAAGATTTAAGTAACGAAGAAATTCAAATTATTGCTACCTATATGAAATGCGAATGGCTGAACAGGACGATTCTTACATGGGAAAATGTAAAGCCGCTTTATGATGAGCGTGATTTTTCGCAGGCAAATTTACTTGATAAGTTTAATGAGATGCTTGCAGCAGAAAAGAAAAATGCCGCGCGCCTTGAGGCTGTTTATTATCGTTCTATCCAGCGCAAACCATTCGGATATCGTTAGATGGCAACTGCAATTGACTAATGGCTGAGTATTTAGAAGGGTATAATAATAATCTTAAAAATAGATTATTTGGTTTACTCTGCGAATATGAAAAAGATAATGAATGGGAGAAGTTCTTAGATGCAATTTTAATTGAATTAATGTCGTATCCAGAAGAGCATCGCACCATTAATTATTATCGCCTTTATACCAAAGTTGCTTCTCTTCGTTTCTTAAGTTACGAGTATTTTAGAAAGACAGTCTTTGACTGCATGAGTTTATTATCAAAGTTATGAGTTATTTTGATATTTATAAATAGAGGTTAAATCGTTTTGGAAACGATTACCAATCACGTATTCAAGGAAGTCGTGAATATAATTTTGATTTGTATTTGTTGAAGTCAATTTATCGTGTTGATTTTGAATACGATGGTTGCACTCATCCAGGTAGTCTTGAGCGCAATAAGCAGACTGATACAAAAACGTTACAATATCTGTTAACTAAAGTGGATTTAAATATACCTGCTGGAACGGTGTTAGAAATCGTTGATAAAGACGGAGTAAAACAACCGTGGATGATCTATTATTAGAAGATATTAAAGCTAGTGG